CAACGAGTCAACCTCATGCTCCTAGGTTCTTAAGAGAAGGTGACAATCGAACCAGACTTGCGTCTGCCAGGGTACTCCCTGATTGTCTTACACGCTACCGTGTTACTCTACCTGTTTCCGGTTTTCTCCGCTGTATTTACCAACTATACAGTCTTCCGAGCAATCGCTGTTCGCATACGGCACGCCCAATCTCCCAGGCGATACGTCCATACACTGACCCCAAACTTGAATTAACTATCTCGCCGTAGCCAATCGCTGTTTCAGTCAACCCTGCAACTACTGGGATCACAGCTGATACCAACTGTGGATGCATCCATGCATAAGAAACAGTAGGTGGCTTGCCAATCAACCAGTCTAGTGCTGTTCCGAACCCCGTGCGTAATGCTCGCGCCTTCATCCTGGCGTCTTGGGCAATATCCGTTTCTAGTAATGTTTCCAACTTGACTTCCCTTAGCTGGGCCAACTCTCGTGCCTGGGTCACTCCACCAGCCCGCATTCCATATTTGCCAAAGCTTTGTGCTTTGGCTATGTCGACATAGTCGCGCCAGGGATCCAAGGTGTCCAACATTCCAATACTATGTACAGCCGTAAGCAGTACGTGCATGAAACGAGGACCAAAGCCGCTGATATGCCCGGGTACTAGTCTTTGTTCTTTTAGATGTAGTTTATATTGATCCTTCGCTAGACCAGAAACCCCGTGCACGTCTACTGTGCTTAAGCTGCTAATGGCCTTCTCCTTTGTAAGAACTTCTGCTTCTGCCGTGCTAAGTGCAAACCCCGAACGTTCGAAGCTGGTCTTAGTCAAACCAATGCCCCATTCTGCCACTTGCAGCTGTACACCGGGTAGTTCTCCCATCGTGTGTAACCCCGGGGTTAACTTTGCTTGTACCACTGGGGGCATGCCCAGCCCTAGACCGCCGTCTAAGCCACTTAGGGCCAGCACCTCCGATGATAATCCGCGGAATCGAGCCCATACTCGAGTCAGTCTTTCCCAGAGCCAAAGCCCACGACAACGACGTCGTTCTAGACTTTGACAGGTTACCCACCAGGCCCTAACCATACCCTCAGCATCCCAGGGCTCGTTTGTCCAGGGTTTACGCTGTGTAAGAGATGGAATAATGCGAGCTGGATAGCCTCGCGCACCGTGTATTGAAAAGTGCACTCGTAGTAGTTCAGTAGCACCACGGATAGCGGCGATCTTTCCCTTTGCATACACGTAGTTTAGTGCTAACCCTGCGAAAGCTAGCAGTAGAGCCCAATTTTCAGAATTAACCATGAAACTGCTGTCGTCACCTCTGAGTGCCAGGTGCACTATCCACATAGTACGTTTTGTTCCTGTCCAAGCTTCAACCAGCCGGATCACACTCTCGCTGGCTACACAGTTGAATGCATTACCAACGGCAGATGTGATAGCTATACCTGAAGGTAGCTGGTTGTGCACCCTAAACACCTGCTGTGCTTTAGGACCAATATTGTTAGGCGTAGCTAATGTCGAATTGATTAAGCCACTCAGCGCGTTGTGCGCTAGCCAATCCGGTACACCCGTTTCTTTTTCAAGTGCACATTGAAGTAACTTTTGACCAATGGCAAGAATTTCTGTATTAGTAGGTTGTTTATCGAATGATTTAAAGTCCTCAGGCAATCCAGTGTATCCCATTGCTGAATAGTTTACCATATTCCAAAGACGAATTATCTCTTGTCGTGGTGATTCGGCTAGAGTCACACCCGGCCACTGATCATATACGTCTCCAGTTAGGTGATGTAGGTAAGCCCACACCATATAGAAACCTAGATCGCCGGCTACCGCTATTCTGATTTTCGATAGCTCACTCTTTATCACAGCGACGTTGATGGATGTCTCTGCCCGCTGAGCTATGTCAACTATTATCTCAGGTGAGCTGATATACGGCAGAAGCAATTTACGTGCTTTCACCTTCTCCTTCTTCCCCTCGACACTGTAAAATAGTTTGCCGTAGCTGGAGGCACCTGAAGTAGCCCATAGTCCGGCGTCTTTAACAAACTCCTCAAATGTAGCTTTCCTACCCACAGGATTAGCTGTCAATACTTCTACACAGTCCATCCAACCCCACTCCTTCTCCAGTCCATCACTCGTAAAGTGGTCTAGGCCAAACCCCTCTGCTGCATCCCTTGTTTCCTTAACTACATCAAACGTTGGATCAGGTAACAACCGAAACCCTGACATACCAGTAGCCTCAACAAAAGGAAGGTAATCATCTGAGAACACACTGGACTTTAAAGCAACACTAACTTCCTTGCTGTAACGCTCGAAGATTGCCCCACTTCTTAGGGCTCCCCTTTCTTCCCACCAACCTAGCCAGTCTATTTTGTCTGAAAATACTAGATGTGCAACAGCCATGTTTAACATCATCACATATTCATTGATAAACCTCAGTTTATATAGTGTATCAGCTACACTAAAGCGTGAACCGGCGTATAAAGTAGGCAAATCCTTCATACGTAGTCTTAACAATCCAAGTGATGCTGGCGTTCTTGGCGGAAACGCTACCTCCCACTTTTCTTTGCCGCTTAGGCAGTCTTTTATTTTATCACGGTAAGTTGGATCCTCCACAGGCAGTACCTCCTGGGGTAATAACTCTGTCTCTGGTGGACCTTTCCAATCCGTGGGTCTAGTTGGCAATTCCGTCTCAGCCACTAGCCCAACAGCTTTTCGCCATTTATTGCGAGCAGCTATTGGCAGTACCTGATTCTTTGTTGCACGCTCGACGAGTAGACTGAATTCTGCTTCTGTCATCCCGTTTTCCTTTAGCGTCCTCGTCGGTGGACCAATCACCCTAGGCAACCTATTCGTATTATTTGTTTCCAACCCCAGCCCCCCCGCCATCTTCAACCCCGCCCGAGTACCCCACACCTCTTTTACCCACACTGGTAAAGGAGGCGGAGCACCGGCGAAGTCGAAGGATGTGACAGGACTAGCTGCGAGCGACGCCTTCAGCTGTTGGGGCAGGTGCGGTGGCCGATACACTCATGTCACCGCCCACTCCAACAGCAGCTGCGGCGCCGCCGGTTTCAACGTTTAGTAACTGGTTCAAACCAGTCACTGCCTCTGTGCCTACACTTGCGACAGCAGCCTCTTCCTTGTTAGTTTCGAGAGCTGCGTTCTCAATGTCAGGTACACCCTCACCAAACTTGCCAACCATGTCAAATGGGTCAGAAAACATACCTCCAAGACCAAAGACCTGGGTTGGCTGTACGGCAATGGGAGTGTAGATTTGAGTAGGCAACGCAAGCGGTATCTGCACTGAATAGTCGTTTAGCAACTGGCTACCAGTACGAGTCCAACCGGGAGTAGTTGTAGTGGAACCATAGACTATGAACGACGTGGCTGTCTTCCTTGGCCACAAACTAAACGCATTTACAACTTGAGCAGCAACTCCGCCAATCTGAGCGTTACCACCACCTTGCAGGATAGGTGTTGGAACACTGACGATGACGGCGCCACTCGCGCCGTCATACGCATTGATTATTCCCGGAGTACTACCATTGTTCCATATAACGTATTGGGCCCAGATGTTAAAGTTAGCCATAAAAGTGTCGTCAACGTAACAACGGGTGCCGGCCATTTGAGGGACGACAGACGCTGTCAATATCTGTAGCGGTACGAGTGGACCGTAAACCCCAGCGTTTACGGATTTAACGATAGGGTTGTTTTCCCATGTTTGGATCTTGTTGTCCTTGAAGCGCAGGTAAGTATTGCGAGTAAGCACAGCATAGGGTGGGAGTGGAGCCAACACTTTACAGAAGCGCCTTGTCACATTGACAAAGTCGCCGTTGTTAAGTACTCCGGATATGTACCCGTCGTTGGCAAACGTGTCAGCTGCTGTTGGCCCATAGGTTATGTACCTACGAGCGAAGATGTTCCTGCCAACCAAATCCTGGCCTAGTTTGCAACCGTCGCTCGACCAGGCAAAACAAGCACGCAAAGCGTTTTGGATAGGGCTGTTTCCACCATTCAGAGAACCGGATTGTAGGAAACGTCCGTCCATGTTGCGTACATGAGATGCAGTTCCAGGATCTACGTATGATAGACCCGCCTGAACAACGTCCCACCAGATGCTTGCTGCTACACCTAGTGTTATATTAACTAGTTGCTGAGCCGCAGCCATTCGAGTGACTAGTGGGGCACCCAGCATCATGTAGTAGGGAAAAGCGTGGTCGAGAGGCTCTGCGATACTGCCAAGGCGTCTGCTCTTCCACTTTGGATCACCATCGTTAGATGGCTCACTCAGCCCAAGTAACATGAATGAAATAGCTTCCGGCACGCTGCGGTTGTAGTTAAAACTGGGCATAGCATTAGTCCATAGTGGTAGAGTATCTGGTACGTACACTGCCTGTGCGGCCATTGGCACGTAGCAGTTGTCATAGTATACAGGCTTGCCGATTGTAACACTGCTTGGTATGGCTGTACCCTGGCGTAGCGCATTGAATACCCAGGTGCGTGAACGAAGTAGATTCATCATGTACGACATGCATTCAATGAACGGTACGACTTTTGCTAGTGTATTACGCATATTGATTACATCCGCTAAGGCATAGGGATTGTATGAGTTGTGGAATGTAGCAAGCAGTCCAGTTAACGAGTACTCGGTTGCAGTAACCTGATCCTGGGCTGCACTACCGTAGATGATGTTATCGCCGGGGGCTAGGTTTACTGGAGCATAGGGTACGGGATTGCCTCCTACGTAAGGCTGGCCTCCAGCCAGTACGTATGACCCGCCAGTTTGCATTCTGAACAGGCCAGAGGCTTGTGCGTCAGCAGGAGTGCCGGGAGGGGACGAACGAGCAGTGGCTGAAGCCGGCACTACTACGGCTATGCTATTCACGCCTGTCATACGCAAACATTCTGCAATGTGGGTGTAGTAGATTGCTGCACCATTGGCGTCGTAAGCCTGGAACCCAGCGGGGATAAGAGGATACGGGGCGTAAAGCATGGCTAGTGCTAGAGCTGTGGCCCTGAGGATTTGCGAAGGCTGAGTGCCAAACGCTGTCATGATAGTTTGGGGCATGAATACCACAATACCCTTACCCGATGTTGCCGTGTACGTACTGTTGACCCAGGCATAAGCGAGCTGTGCTGTAGTGAAGAACGTGACCTTGCAATCCATACCACACACAGGAATGATAGGTAGTGGATTACTGAGTGTCCCGTTAAAGCCATTGTATCCGTACTGTTCAACGAAGGGATAACCTGACCTGTCACGTTGGAACGAAGGCGCTATCTGCACTGATACAATTGGAGTTTGGAAGTTAGTCAGCATAGCGTCAGACACATACGTGCCGCCGATTCTGAACGGACTAAACTGCTCCTGGTATGCAGCCATCTTAAGTGCGATTTCCTCGGGACAGAACTGACCTATGGACTGAGCTTGGCGTGTAAGTTCAAGCATGTCGTTTGCCAAGAAACCAGATTGCGGTACTACTGAGCTTGCCCTGTATGATGCTTTAGTCTGGTCATCAAGTATAGTGCTAAGTGACGCTGCGTAAGACGTGGGCTGCAAGTTATAGCCACAACCGTCCTCACGCTGACCAAACAACACAGGTTGATCTGTCTGTAACACGGTGGAGAATACAGTTGCTATACCCGTGCCAAGTCCCACGCCGGTAGCAAAGAAGTGCACTCCGACTACGTTAGCGGGGGCGCCAATCAAAGTAAAATCCGTAGTACCGATGCTATCGATAGTGTAACCCAGACCAATCACGAATGCTCCAGCCGTGATGGGTGGCGTTGTCAGTCCAACGGCCGTTCTAGGCCACAGACAGCTTGTCTCAGGCACGGAATAACCACTGCCAGTCTGACCGCCGGTATCGTTCACCTGGATCATACGCTGGCAGAAAAAAGTACCTGCGGTTTGAAGACGACGATCAGTTGACAGTGCACCAAACGAGCCGAACTGTGCCATGACTTGGCCACGCACATCGAGATGCTTGTCAGTAGGCTTGCTTGGCAAAACGGTAGTCATGAGCTCTTCTGAGTTTTCAAATGTCTCTTGGTTAAAGTTAGATGGGATAGCACGTCCAGTGGTCACGAAGGGGTTGGCCGCCATATTGCCATTTAGACTGTGCATCTCAGCATTGTGCGAAGCTGCTTTGGCCGCTGAGTAGCCATCGCAAATGTTGCCGTTTTCTGAGTGTTTGAGTTTATTCCACGCAGCCTTCAAAGCTTCCTCGTACCCGTTAGAGTCACCGAAGCCATCAAGCTGGTCAGTCGCAAATCCACGACAGAAGAAGTACCATCCGTCGAACGCCTCAACTTTCTCCTCCCACAAAGCAGCAAGTATGGCGGCAAACGCTCCAGCATCTTGGAGCACGTCCATCTGGCCACAGGTACCTTCGTGTGGACCAACTGCGTTCTCAAGGTCAGCCACCCAGTCAGGATATAGTTTGCGAAGTCCTTTGTAGATACCAGACAGTATGTCCTTGTTTTTGGGCTGTTTCTCGTACAGCCAACCGATGATACTTGACCAGTCAGGGCGTGTTTTGTTCCCACTGCATGTAAGTTTACGAAGCAGGCGTCTAACTACCGGGTTTACGGACTTATTTCGTACCTTTGCTGCTGCTTTCTTTACCTTAAAGTTCCTCCCCTCTGCATCATCACCTGCGACTACTCCAGGAAGATGGCTCTTTGGTTCTTTAACCTTAATGTCGAAGTGTTCCCATTCCTCACCAAGTACGTACAACTCGTCAACTGGCACGTCAGGTACGACTAGCTTTGACGCCTGAGTTCTGAGGTCTTGAAGTACGTCGCCTTCTGAACCAAATGTAGACAACATCTCCATCTCATTCTCGAGCTCGTCGTCCACAAGGGACAAGAACATGTTTGCGGTGAAGCTATTGATTAGTGAATTAGGGTGATCAAGGCCAACTTTCATACCGTGAACAACAGAAGACACGTTACCATTAGGTTGGCGTAGCTTGAACCAGCTCTTGATGTTGCCGTTTAGTGCATGCATCAACCGGTTTCTTGCAGCTTGCATTGCGGCAGCGAATCCGGCAATTGAAGGTACAATGGCTGCAGCACCAGGGTCGTAATTTGACACCCAAATGGGTGCCTCTTGCTCTGGCCAACTGACAATTCCAACGGGCATCGGGTCTTGCTCTCCGTCACTTAGGCTTGTTGATCGCCCTGAGATGAACATTTGGATAGCATGGATACCGGCCCCGGACGTACCGTTCGCTGGAGCGCCACCTAGCGTAACTAACGAACTGACTGCGACTGTGTTCCATGTAGACGAAAGAGCGACAATTACTGAATATCCAGCTGGGACGGATACGTCAAAAGATGTTGGACCACCGAAGTTTACGGCTGTATTCACCGACTGTACAAGTACAGGCTCAGTGTCCTCGTAAGTCCAGCTGTGAACGGGAAAGCTGTAACTGAAAGGAGGGGTGAGGCGAAACGAGGACGTTACCTGTCCAGCCCAACCTGCTGGGAAAGTAGCTTCTCCAACTACCAAGCCATCAAAATTGAATCTAACGGCATCGGCAGTAGAATTAGTATACATTACTTGTGACGTACATGGTGAAGTGCCCGTAGGAGCAAACCCATAACCGTTACTTGTCGCCTCTGAGTAACCCGGGTCTAATGTTAGCACAAGGTTCACGTCTCCGAGAGTGGTAGGCTGAACGAATGCAGCAGCGCCTTCATTCCAAGCAGTGTACCCAGCTGCGCCGATTGGCACAATGAATGACACACCTCCTAGCCCCCAGACGTCAGTTGTGAAAGTAACGGTGGTAGCGGCCGTTGTTGCACCATACACGAGACGGGTTCGTGTTACTTGGCCAGATATCACAGCCATACTGCCACCTTGCTGTACATTTAAGTAGTCAGGCATAACCACGGTTTTCTTAGCGGCATACCATTTAGCAAAACGGTCGCACCAATCGTGTGGTGTAAGTTCGATGGTAGTTTGGTATCTAACATGGAATACAATGGCGGTAGTTCCGTCGTTTACCGTAACGCTAAAGTTAGCAGGCAACGACAACACAGATATGTTCGGAAACTGGGTAGGACTGGTAGCCAGATCAGACTGTAGCTGGTCTGTTTGATAGGGCGGAGGACCAGGATTAGGTTCGATGCCTACAAGTGGAGGAGCGACTGGCTGATATTCGCTGATCCAAACCGGTCTATCTGTTGCCACACTCAGAACGTTCACGTTAAGTGGATCCGGTATGCCTCCAGATGCAGTGTCCGTGTGCACAGTGTTTCGAACAGTTCCGACATCTAGTGACCCAAGATATTTAGGCAACGTCACACTTGCGGTTGTAGCAACGATGCCGTCCACTACTACAGTCAAGTTGTTGGGGAAAGCGGGCAGTTCGAGGTCGGTAGTGGTGTGAACAATGTTACGAACTGAGCCTACATCAATACTGCCTAGATAGCTAGGGAGTTGGAACTGGTTATCCACATGTGTAGTCACAGTACCCACTGTTCGAATTGGAATGGCATCTTCGTCCACTGTGTTGCTTACGTGAGCAGAAGTGAAGATAGGGTTCAGGCTAGTGTTTGTAGGCAAGGTGACTGTCGATGCCACACTACCTACCACTGTAACTCCTGAAGTGGCAGCCGAACTGGTTACAGCCACAATCCCTCCTACTGCTAGAGCAGATAGACCCGTTCCCACCGTGACAAAACTGCCCGGCACGCTGTCCACTATCACTGCTCCCGACGCCCCGTTTCCTTTAACGGTAACAGTAGGATTAGGCATACTGTCAATTGTTACTCGGGCTCGGGCATCAAGGTTTGGAACAGCTGTCAGTGCAACGTTCTGTGTAGCCGGAAAGTTGCTGATGCTTAGACTACTGGGAACAGAGGTGCCAACGTTGCCATTAATGTTCCAGCTTGCTGCAGCAGTCGGCCTGACATACACTCCTGGAAGTAGTACATTATTACTACCGCAGACTGGAACTACATTGGTAATATCGACACCTCCCCCAACGCTTGCTGATACTGCGCCACTAACGTTAGTATTGATGGTTGGAACAGATGACAGGGCAAGGGGTGCAGCAAAGCTTGATACGGCTACTTCCATTGCAACAGATGAGACTGGGTCATAGTACGGGAAGTAATTCAACCGAAGTACCTGACCAGTCTGACCCGCCCCGGATAGACCAATGTACATATAAGTTTCGTTACCTGGCTCAGTCACCATTTCCGACGTTATTAGACTTGTGGCTCCAGAGGGTTGCTGTCCATTCAAACCAGGTATGAAGCTGGCTCCAACTGGAAAGGTACCACCTGCACCTACAATCCAATTGACTGCGGACTGGTAATTGATAGGCAACAGCTGAGTGTTAGTGACAAAGCTAAAGGTAGCATTAGTAGGAGCGGGTGACTGGATCGTCCACTGGTGGTCCACGTTGTTCCAGCTACTAGGAAATGTGCTACGATTAATTTCATACACATAGTAATCACTGCCAGACGTTGGTGTCACATATGAGCCGACACCAGTTGTAAGCTGAATTGTTCCACTAAGTACACCGCCTGTTACTGTGTACGGTCCGGGATTGGTCTCGACGCTTACAAGTCTAGGTGCAGGAGTATCTCGGCTAAACGTCACTGTTTCCCAGTCCTGGTCGGTCTCGATTTCAATTTGGTGTGACAATCGGTCACTACCCAGGCTTCCAGTCCTGCGGAGGACCTTTGCCTGTGCCTTCTCAAGATTGTGCTTTCGCGTCAAGAGCAAGGTCTTCTCCGCCATCTTTGTCTCCCTCTGCGCCTGTAGAAGGATTGTCCAATGGCGGACTGAACGAGAAATCCGCGCATCACGCTCAGCATCCGATTCCTCAGGCAGTAGGTAGGGGTCAATATCGTAGTCGTTCGCCTTGTGGCTAATGGACTCAAATTCAACCTTGTCTCCGTCTGTCTGGGATTCGCCTGCTGCGCGCCAATGCATGACTTTCTCGGCTCCTATCTTCCGCTTAGTGTTAGGAGTCTTTTTGTTTGGACTGTGAGCCGGGTCCGCGGCATAGTTTGTGTTTTTGGGAGTGCGTTTTTATGTGCAATCAACTTTGGAGCACGAGTCAAAGTTGATCCATGCCAGGCCAGTCGCGTTACCGCGTAGGGTGGTCTTTAGAATGTGTTGCTATCCATACGTTTCTGGATAACTTACGGGGTGCGCCCGTTTTACGCAGTACTGTTGTACTACACATTCGTGCCGTGGGAACGGCAGTGCGTATGGTCCGTTACCGTGCTCAGCTGTTGCTGAAAGAGCACGCGGACCGTTTAGTGATTACGTCACCAGCGACCTTCGTAACCAGAAGGTATAAGGTGACCGTTGCGTACGGTCATCGTCTAAGACAAGTCAGGTGGACACTGCCACTGGCGTCGCTTGGATACTAAGTAACCAAGCGGCATCCTACCTAACTTGTCGAAAACCAGGCTATTGGTTAACATCACGCTGCCGAACTACATCGGATAACATACGCGTGAAAATGGACTCGGGCTATTACACCACCGACACTCCCATATCCTGACTACAGTTAATTGTTTTTCTTAGGTCCGTAACTGAACGAACCAAATCATGCCTACCGACCTACTTGCATGCACTCCGCCCACTGGTATAGTGACGGACCACCACTCAGCCACGAACCGATTTCTACCGATCGGATTGGGCCTTTAACCGAGAGCTGCTCGGGGTCAAGAAAG